ATGTGTCCGCGAACCTCTCTCATGATGCTTGTGTTGGTTTGAGGAATCATCTTAAGGTAGTAGGGAAAATTGCCAGCAACCAATCGGTTGCGACATATTACCCGAAACCAGACAAGATGACCGACACCTCTTACAACACCCGTAAAGCACTGCTTCGCAATTTCTTTGGCTTCCCTATCGAGAACCTTCCCTCACGGGTGGTTGCTGTGGATGCCATGGAGGCCGATCAATCGTACTGCCGCGCTGACGACGTGGAGATTGAAACTGGCAAGCCGAGCATGCTACCATTCATGAGCCCCCTCGATGCGAGATCGTACAACCCTAAGAAAACTGGGATGAATCTCGCCTGGGGCGCAGAGGCTCGTGTGGCAGAACCCGCCAAGGCGCGGAAGTCACACGGCGTGTCTAAAGTTCCACGCGCCATGGGAAAATATTCCGAAGAGTACGCCAACCTAGTGTGTGGCAACCACAAACTCACCCCGATCCCCATCGACGACATCCTCTTTGAACAGGTTGGAGCAGCACGGAAACAGCGTTTCCAGGACTACTGCGATAATCCTGTACTCGAGGAGCGGATTTCCGCCTTTATCAAAGCAGAATGCAATGGTAGTTTAAAGGCCCCGCGTGTCATCATGTCAGTGACTCAATGCCAAAAGGCTGCCGGCGTGGCTATCGCTCTCTCCTTGACTAAGTTTCTCAAGGAGGAAGGCGAAGCTGACTGGTACCCATTTGTGGCTCCGAACGCTCTCATGGACAAGATGGTGAATATCGCGAGTGAAGGCACTTGGGCCATGGAAGGGGACTTCTCGAAGTTCGACGGTACTATCACAGAAGCCCTCCGAACCCACTTTGATCTCAAGATCCTTGATCGCCTATTTGGCGATTACATCAAGGAAGTGAACGAATACTTGAGAATAAACCAGTGCCAAAAGGTTACCATACGCGATGTCTACGGACAGGTATTGCTTATCTGCAACACATACTTCGCAACACTCACAGGAGAGGGTGGCACTTCGGTGTTCCACTCCCTGCGAACCAAGTACCTCCACTACGCTACGTTTCGTGGATTGGGTTGTGAACCAGTGCCAGCATTTAAGAAACCTGGGGTCTACGGCGGCGATGACAGCATCACCTTTTTCGACAAGG